CGGTGAACAAACAGTAATTATTAAAACTTGGAAATGGCATCCAGCTGATCTTACAAGAGTTGATAAAATAAAAAAGAAAAAAATCGAAACCGTTATGTTTGATTCAAACAATTTATTTTCAGAAAGGTAACTTATAACGGAAAAAAGAGTCGCCTAAAAAATAAGCGACTCTTTTTTTGTACAAATTATTCAATAAAGAAGTTCAGTTCAATTTGTTCAACTGTTCTAGTAGGTTGAAGAATTACGTTAACATGAAAACGTTTAGTTTTTCTTTCATAGTCTGTTGCTCCAACATCTATTGAGTAACTATCTAAACCTCTTCTATTCTTAATTACTTCAAGGAATGATACAATTTCTGTTGATACTTGTCCCCAGGTAATAGGATCATTTTGTTCAAAAATAAAATTTTTACAGAATTGACCAATAGCACGTTTGCAATATAAAACCAATCTTACTATATTTAAATCTTGCAGACCACTTGCTTTTGATTGTGATGTTAATTGACCCCAAACAACGTAACCCTGAGCAAACTTAACAATTGGATTCAACTGTTTTAAGTATAGTTGATCTCTCTGACCCAATCTTGGATTAAATCTTAGATCTTTAATTGAGTCAATTGCAGCACGTTGAAAACCGGCTGCTGCATACCAAATCTCTGCTACATTATCATTTCTAGGAATTAAATAAGACATATGGTAGATTGGTGAAAACCAAATATCTTCTCCTGTAAATGGATCGGAAACTTTATTAAACGATTCATATAATGCTACTAAATAAGTATTAAATGTATGATCGTTTGTTCGTGCAGAAAGAGCCAAATTAACAGTTGAGTTATCACCATTATCAAGAATTCCTACACAGTCTCTTCTTGTTTCGCAAAGATTTGCAATTGCAGTTTTAACATCAGTTGGATAACCAGCATCATATACCAAAGTAAAATAAACATTCTCTGGATCAAGAATTGCGTCATCAGTTAAACCAGCATAACCATCTTCAAGAAGAGTTTCAGCTTCAGTTGTATCTAATGAGCCATCAGATTGTCTTAATGTTCCTTCAGATCCTTTTCTCAATGGTTTTGGCTCTGAAGAAGTAAATGCTGAATCAACACTTCCATATGCTTGTCTGATAAAATATGAAATATCTGAATCAGTATCAAATGATGCAGTACTACCATTCCAACCTTGACTTGCTCCTGTTAGATTTTTATCTGCAAATACATGAATTTCATCATTATCAACTCCAGCTGCAGCACCTAACCAACCCCAAATTTCAATTCCTTTTGCATCTTTAGCAATAACAACATAACTTGCATCTCCGGTTTCAGTAGGATTTTCCCAATCAGAAAAATCTTGTTTAGTATCTGAGATATAAGCAGTTCCAGCAGTTAAGTCAACAGTCACTGTTCCAATATTTTTATCATAATTTTTAGCAATCAATTTATATCCATCAGTATACTCGCCACTTGCTAATGTCATTTGTGCTCGAAGAACTGTTGAATATGTTTCTAGAATATTTACAATAAAGATTGAATCTCCAGCTGTATCAACTGCTTGAGGATCTAGAGAAACATCAAACGATTCAATAATTAACTCATTTCCATCTGATTGTTTTTCATAGATATCTAGAACATATACTCCAGTTAAGGTTGGATTTGAATGAACTGTCATTCTTACTCCAAGAGCGTTGTAATAATCTCCACGGCCAATTGGATATAAGAACATAATTGGTTTTGCTGAACCAGCGGCGATTAGATTGGTTTGTATTTCGGTTTTGCTATTTAGACTATCTACATAAGTAATTGAGATGCCAGCAGTAGAATCTCCTAAAGTAGCATCAATTCTCATATTAGAATATGTAGCATCATCTGAAAGCAAACGAATCCAGTATAGAGCTCCAGATTCGCCTAAATGGTTATAAGCAATATAAGGACCTTGACCATAAGCTTTTGTAAAGTCCTGTATATTTGGCTCGCCCCATTCGTTAATAAAATCAGCTCTTGAGCCAACAAGAACTAATTCATTATCTCGGCCTTTCTTTGAAAAACCGCAAAGAAAACCGATTGTTGATGGTACGACCTGAACAAATGTTGACAGGTCTATAATTTTAGTATAAACACCAGGTGATACATTTGACATGGGTTAAACCTCCCTAAATTTTAAATTCTTATTAAATTCTATTAGTGTTTTTTCCTTTATAATTAGTAGTATAATTTCTCTATTAACCCAAATCAATATCCTTTACTTTTTTTTGTTTATAATTTCCTTATACGTATAAATACCATACAAAAATTAAACGTCTGTCTGAATTTTTAATTAATGATGGAAATGTAACTCGAGCAAATAAACTGAAGTTTCCATTATATCCCGCACCGTCACTTTCTGCTGAATATAATCCCGCTTCGCTTAACTGTTGTCCATTAGCATCATTAGTTCCGATTGTTGCTGTAATTTTAATAACTAAATATCTATCATCGTTTAATGAGTCAGATTCAAATGTTACAGAATCAAATTGTTTTTTATAGTAACCAGTATCTGGGTATGTTGCACCATCATATACATGATAGTCTCCGTATGATGAAGTAGTATCGCTCATCATTACTAGTGAAGATAATTCATCATCTGCATTGGTTGGTGGTGTTGGATCAAGAGGATCAGCTGGCTGAACTCCACCATCACCCACTCCAATCCATGAGATAAATTCATCTTTAGTTGGCGTAACTAAAGTATTATCAGTATTGACTATTCTTTGTGCCAACATTTCTCGTCCTAAATAAACAACTAAGTTACTCTTATGAACTAATTTTTTCTTTCCATCTTCTGTAGCTTCAAAAATATGAACTTCGCCCTGAGGTTTTCTATCTAGAGATCTTTTTCCATTAACGGCATCAACTAAACAGTTTTCACCATAATAATCTCTAGCCTCTATGGTTGTATCCTTTATTTTTTTCATAGTCTATAATCCTTCTGCAAGAAGTTAATTTATATTTTGTTCTAGAAATATTCCGTGTTTAGATGTAAAAAAGGTCACAAAAACAATGAAGCTACATCTGTTCAAAGTTTTGTGACCTTTTGCAATTACCTACATAATTTTTTTTAAATTACTCTAAAAATGTTCCACAATTTGAGCAAAATTTTGCTGATGATTTTGATCTTCGTCCACATGAAGGACATTCGAGTTTAGTTGAAACTGTAACTGGATCTTGAACTACTGTACCAGAATTAGTAATGCCTTTCATTTTAATAACAATAACTTTAGATTGTTCTAATTCACCTACTGAACCATACATAAATTGCTGGTTACATTCAGAACCTTTTACTGTTATTCCTTCGTCGTCCAATGGTTGTCCAAGAGATTGAACCCCAAGAGATTCTTCTTGAACATTAAAACACCTAGCAGTTGGTTCATCTTTCATTGATGATCCAATAACGTCTCCACTAGAATTAGAAAGAGTATAATCGTTCATATATTTTTTAGTTCCATCGCTACTAATATTACTATTATATGTCCATTGTGGCCACCAATGATATATTGGTGTAAATTCATGATGCTCGTGATGGTGATGGTGATGGTGATGTTCTTCATTTATGATTTGTTTTTTTACTTCTGGAAACGGTTTTTCAAAAGCAAATTCAACTCTAATTAAGCCATCATCTAATTTATCACCTCGATGATCTTGAATCTCTTTTGTTTTATTAATAAACTTAAATTTATTTTTAGCAACGTTTCCACTTAAAAATCCTTCTAATTCTGTACTAGAATTTCCATTAAGAATTAACGAACTGTAGTCAAGAATGTCTTGACCATCAATGTGAATTTTTACTGAGGCACGTCTAGAATCTAAGTTCTTTAAAAGTAGTGAGTATTCACTACCAAACGGAAGGGATACTGTGTCTTCTTTTATTCGTAGGATTTTCCCCCTACATTTTACTTCGACAACGAAATTATCTTTATAAGTCATGATACTTCCTCCTTATAGGCCAATGGGTTAGAAGCCTAAGTTATTTTTTAAACCCATTTGAGTATTATCATGTAGGCAATTCTCATATATATGTTCTAGTTATTTATACAGATTATAAATTTTTACCATAATAAGTTCCATTCCACATAAATGTACCATCAATTATGGTTATTGGAGTAAGATTAAAATAACCAGTTGCTGGCAACCATTCTACAACACCAAATTGATTTACCCAAAAGTTAGGTAATCCTTTTTTATAATCTGGCTTTATGTTACATAAACAACCAAGACAAGCTGCCATATGATACCCACGTCTATCTACTGGAGAAACTTTTGAATATATTTGAGGATTGTGAACGTGAGCATAAACTACGTTACCTTCAAATGATTCTAAAGTTTTTGCAGCGTGATATTTATTCCAGTAGTATCCATGGATAACACTTAATTTTCCAAGTTTATATATTTGATTGAATGGAATAATATTATATCCTCGTTCTGTTAAGTTCAAGTTTCTATCAATATCTATAAGTTGTTCAAGTTCTGGATGTTCTTGAATATACCAGTTAACTCTTTCTTCATGATTTCCAATTAAAAATGTTCTTCTTGTGTCATCTGCTGTAAGAGTTTCATGTACTCTTAAAATATCTCTGTCAAAAGTTTCATAATCATTTACTAACCTTTGCCCTTCTTTTAATAATGGTTTTCTTTTGTTCCATCCAGAAATACAGTCCAATGACATTTGGTCTCCCATATAGACTAGTTCATGTGGTTCATATTCAAAAATAAATTGGTTGACTGATTCCATAACTTTGGGATCAATATGTGGATAGTGTATATCTGGAAGGAGAACTGTTTTTTGGATTTCATATAATTTATCATTCATAGAAGACTTTTTCTCACATCTACTTGCAAAACTTCCAGCATATTTATATACTGTTTTTTCACCACAACCAACAACTTTAGCAATTTGTTTATTGGTTAATAATGTGGTATCAGCAAGCTTTATTATCTCTTCCTTGTATTGTGACATATAAATTATATCCTCCTACTATAAATTTATATTTTGTTCTATATAATATGGAAAACTACTGAGATAAATAGTGGGAATTAATCTAAAAAAAATAGAAATACACTAGGAAGGATATTTAGTTATAGTAAGATTCCACTTCCATTTTCTTGTAGTAAATGATCGTTATTTTCAAGTAACAAGTAGCTTAGTAGAGCTTCTTCAACTGTTATAAATACTAGATCAAAACCATGTGTACAATCGAATGTTCCTTCTTCATCAAAATCTCTAAAACCACCGGATTGCCAATAATCCATACTAAATACTTCTTTTACTTCAAATTCAAGTTTAGGTGAAAACCATAGCAGTGAATAACTTGTTGAATCTGTAGCTCCTGATAATTCAACAGTTATTGAATCTATAGTTTTTGAAGTTATCAAATGTGAATATAATGATGTAGGTGTAGAAGTTGGAACACCGCCACCTCCTCCAGTTGAGTATGCTGGACCATCTGAGGTTCCAGTTAAACCAAGTACAGCTTGTGTTAAAACTCCAAAACTAGTAGAACTACTAGGTGAATTTATTGTAACATATTCAATTCCATCTGATGTTCCTGCAGAACCAAGCCCACCAGCAAACAAACCCCTTTGGTCCGTTCCGTTTGAAGTTGAAGCTAAGATTTCTTTATCAGTTGATAAATTTCCAAAATTACTAGCATTGCCTGTAGTATTTATTGTTACATAATCAATAATATTAGTTCTTATTGGAGCAGTATTAATAACACCACCACCAAAAATAGCTCGTTCATCAGTAGCATTTGATGTAGCTGCTAAATTAGCTCTACTAACAGTAAGATCACCAAAATCATTAGCATTTCCCAATGTATTAATTGTAATATACTCAATTACATTTATGAACGTTACAAAGCTAATAGCACCCCCACCAAAAACTCCTCTTTCATTAGTTCCATTTGATGTTCCACGAAGAGAAGGTTTTGCAACTGTTAAATCACCAAAATTAGAAGCAGCTGATGTTGTACTAATAGTAATATAATCAATAATATTATAAAATGTATATGTACCTGCACCTGAAGCACCTCCACCAAAAACTCCTCTTTCATTAGTTCCATTTGATGTTCCAGCAAAGTTAAATCTTCCTGCTGTAAGCGTTCCAAAAATAGACGCATTACCAGGAGTATTTATAGTTACATAATCTATTGTAGAAATGCTTGAATATCCTCCAGCAAATGTTCCTCGTTCATTATTAGAGTTTGATGCTCCTGATAAATATAGTCTGGCTAGTGTCAAATCTCCAAAATCTGCAGAATTTCCTACTGTTGAAATTGTTACATATTCAATATTATTTATAGCACCACCACTACTACCTCCAGCAAATAATCCTGTATCTCCTGAACTTTCACCACCTCCTCCAGAGACAGCACCAGCATCAGATGTTGCTAATAATCCTGCAAGTGTATCGTCTAGATCTCCAAAATCATTAGCATTACCAGTAGAAGAAATTGTAACATAGTCAATTACATTAGTAGAAGTAGTAAGACCAATAATACCACCACCAACTATTCCTCTATCGTTAGTACCATTTGAAGTTGCTCCAGTTGCACCTTTATCTGCTGATAAATCTCCAAAATTAGAAGCATTTCCAGTAGTGTTAATTGTTATATAATCAATAGTATTAGTCCTTGTTGGTGGTGGATTAATAGTTCCTCCAGCAAAAACTCCTCGCTCGTTTGTTCCATTAGATGTTCCAGAAACATCGCCCCTAATTATACTTAGATCTCCAAAATCAGTAGCATTACCTGGTGAACTTATAGTAATATAATCAATAACATTTGTATAACCCGAAATATATCCTCCGGCAAAAACTCCTCGATCATTAGAATTATTTGATGTTGCAGCCAATCCAAATCTTGCAAAAGTTAAATTTCCAAAATCTAAAGCATTTCCTAATGTAGAAATGCCAATATAATCTATAACATCACTAGCGCCTCCGGAAGTTCCACCACCAAAAATTCCTCGATCAATATTAGGGTTTGACAATCCTGAAAATAAATATCTTCCAACTGACAGATTTCCAAATGAAGAAGCATTACCTGGAGTATTTATTGTTATATAATCAATAGTAGCATTAGATGTAGTTCCTCCAGCAAAAACACCTCGCTCATTATTACCATTTGAAGTTGCTGCTCCATAAGTTCTTGGATTAGTTAAATCACCAAAATTAGTAGTATTTCCTATAGTCGAAATAGTTACATATTGGATTGTAGTAACATTAACAGAACTGCCATTTCGTCCACCACCAAAAATACCTCTATCTATTCCTGAGCTTCCTGGAGAATCGCCTCCGTCTCCGCCTCCGCCTTCAGAGATTATAGTTCCAGGAGATTGAACAGATACAAATATTGGATACTGTTTATTACTATAAACTGTAGTAACGGGAATAGTTACTTCTGATACTCCAAGTGGAAGATCATATTTACCATGAGTTCCTTTTGAATCACAAACACTCCACTCAATATTATAGTTATCAGAATCCATAGGTTCAGAGAATCTAACTATAAAATAACCTGGCTTCTTATCAATAATATCAAACAAAAATAGAGAAGGAATAGTATCAACATAGTTTGATAAAGTTAATGCTATTGCATAGTCTGTTGATGTACAATCGCTTGTGAGTAATACTATTGCTGTAGAGTCTCCAGCAGATAAATTATATACTCCAGTAATTCCAGTTGAATCAATAGCCCAATCTGCATAATATCGATCTGATTCAATTTTTCCTGATAGAAGAACATCAAAACTTGTAGTTCGTTTATTAGTAACTATTGATGCAAAGGATGCACCGCTTCCAGATTCATTTCGTATACTTACAAAAGGAATATAATTTGTAGAATCAATAGTTCTATCAAATAATATTGTAAACGATGTTGAATTAGGATCTAGAGGAGAAGAATATGGAATATGTTTTGTATTTGTGTTATAACTATAATCATTTAATTGAGAAACGACAAATGCGCTACTATCACTTGGGCATCTCATATGGTCATAAATAGTATCTTCTTGATAAATCTCAGTTGTTTCATTTACTACTGCGCCATAGTCAAAATTAGAACCGCAATCAAATGTATCTCGTGAATAATATGTAGCGCTTGTATTATCTTGGCAAACTATCTCACTAAGTTTATCCCAATAATTTGCATAGCTTATACCTGTAGGCGGTTTTGTTGTAGTAAGAGCATAATGTGCTGATGTACAAATATATTGATTATTATCTTTGTCAGGTATTACATCATTAAGTTCATAATACTCTCCAAGCTTCCAAAAACCTCTAAATCTGATTGAGGATGGATTCTCCAAATAATGTCTTGTACATTTTGTAGAGTTTTCGCATTGAATTATAGAAGTAGCATCTACAGGTGTATCAGAGCTGCAGCAAGGGGTGCTATCGCCAGTTACAAAATCATATACATTAATATCTGCATCATATGAAACCTTGTCTTCTACTACAATTGAGTTTAATAGTCTATCAGATATTCGTAATGATTCTAATAAAACGATCCTTGCTCTATATGGTTTAAAAAAATCTATAACTTGTTTTATATCTTCAAAGAACGCTTGAATACCAAATAGAATAAAACTAAAATTTACAAAACCAAGACCAAAATTAGTTCTTACCCACGTTGATAAATCTCTAAGCAGCGAAGATAAAACATCTTCTAAATCTCCAGAACTATCTAAATCAGCTTTAATGTCTGGAGCTATTTGTTGTAGATATGTACCAGCATCACTAGAATTTTGTAAAAAGTTAGTTGAAGTTAATCTTGAGAAATTATTTATATACTGGTCATATTTAGTTATTAAATTACTTCTACTTGTTGGTTGTGTTGTTATTGAATTATATTCTGAAACTATATCAATAGCATTTGTATTAGTTCCATCATAGCATTTAAATCTGTCTGCTACAACACCAACAGAATATAATTTATTAAATACATATATTGTTGATAGATATAATTCTAATAAACTTCTTGTTTCTCCAACAACTGAAATATCAGCATTTGCTATAGGAGTAGTTGCATATGTTGTATAATAATCATATTGGTCTTGAACTGCTCTTGCTAAAATTGATATCTCAGGACCATCAATATCAATTATAGGTTGAATAGCCAAATAAGGAGTTTTAGATGGAAGATTAATTTTATTGATATTGTTTAGTTGTAAAATTTGTTGAGCAGTATATAACCAGTGCGGATCAGATGCTGTTAAATTTTCAAACGGAAGAATAATTCTGTTTGGTGTAATTGAAGATCCTGTAACTGCTGTTCCTTTGAATTGAAGTGATGTTGCAGATTTAAGTTCTAGAAAAAACTCATAGATATCTAATGATGTTAATCCATAGTAATTTAAAACATCATAGATAGATTGTGGTGTGCCTTTTACTTTATATAGATTTACAAGATCTAAAAAAAACTGAATTTTTTGTTCTAGAGGGTTTTCATCAAAACCATGAAGTGATGTTGAGTACGGAAAACCAAAACTTCTAAAAAGTTCATCAAGATCAGAATTTGATAAAGAGTGAGGATCTGAAGCATGAATAGATGAAGTTGCAAATGTTCTATGAGAAGCATAAAGATCAATAAGAAATTTTCTTAAACGATCCCAATCAGTAGTATCAAATGACGATTGATCCACAACACTACTAAAGAAATTCTCTAGTTTTGCTTTATCTGATTTTGCTAGGGAATCTAATGCATCTGTAATATTACCGCTGCCCGTACTGATTGCATTAAAGATTTCCCAAAAAGAATCTATGTTAGACATTTAATCTCCTTAACAGATCTCAAATGACACTTCTCTATCTGTCATAAACGTAAAAAACTCGTCAACTAATTTTAGTTCAAAACAAGTTTCAAGTAGAGTTCCGGTTGTAATCAAATTTAAATTGTTGTAATTGCTATAGTTATTATAAATCTTCAATTGTAAATATAAATAAATTAACTTCGATAATGGAGTATTTAATGTCTCAAAATTCGCATATAAAATCGCTGGTATGGAATCAACAAATGATACAGATGTTGAATCAACTATAGTCAATGATGTTGAATCTTGTCTATATTTAAGTAAAGAATCTAATAATATAAAGTCATGTCCTTGTAAATTAAAAATATTTCCGCCTGTAGTCGATGGAATATAATATTTTGATGAAGGATAAAGCATTAAACGTTGTCTGGTTAATACTGGCCAAGATGCTCTATCTTCTTCCTTATATAAATATGTATAAGTACTAGATGAAAAAGTATCAGCAAATAATAACTCTACAACAGTTCCAGGTGTTAAAAAAATTTCATCTACAGTAACTGGTACAGGAACTTCATATTTATTAACGACGGATGAAATTACAAAATTATTTATATAGTACTGAAGTTCTGGTACTAAAGCTGTACTTGCTAATGTCATTAATCCCTCACATCTGTTTGAATTAGATCATTTGTACTTAACATATCTAACATATGGAGCACCAGTGTTTCAGGTTTATAATCTCTAAAAGTAAATTCTTTATTCTTAGGAGCATCAGTACTCCATCTACCACTATGAAATCTAACAGATTCTTCTAGTGTATAAAACTCATCTTCTGTAAGCAATTTAAGAAAAGTTTCTCGATTTGAAGCTATCATATCTCCAGCTTCTTTATCATGTTTATTATCAGTATGTCTTCTTGTACCCATCTGACCATATTTTATTGCGTCATGCAATGCTACAGCAAATAATACTTTATCAGCGCCCGATGTCTTTTTAACTATATTTAACATACTAAATAGCTTAACTGCTACATATAGCATTTCATAAACATGTTCAGCAATTGTAGCTACTTCTCCATTCGCTTTTCTATGGTATTTTCCAGTTGATGATGTAGGTTTATTCCATATGTTGGGAAGCATTTTATCTATTCCTTGCCATAAAGAAAAACTTTGATCTGTCATATTTTCTTTTAAAAGTGCTTCAATTCTTTTTCTATAACCCATTACAGATTCCTTTCTTTATTCTTTTGCTCCTCGTTTTGAAAATGAACTTTGAGATTTTTGTAATAAAGCAGTAGCTTTTCTTAAACCTTTCTCTGCTTTAGAAGCTTCTTTAGCATTTCCTGCTTTCTTAGCAGCAGCTAACATAGCTTTATACTTATCTACTTTACATTTAATCATACAATGTTGTCTTCTTGAAGTATTTAATTCATATGACCCACATGCTTTTGTGCATTTATCAAATTGTGATCTAATAGTTCTATACACAAGCCAAAATGCGTTTAGTCCAGCCCCTGCACCAGCAAGACTAGCATATGTTTTTCTTATTTTTGCAACTCTTCCACCAGCTTCAGAAACTTCAAATCTATCATTAATAATACCTTCTGTTTGTTCATCAATTTTTGTAACTATTTTTCCATCTAACAAAAGGGCTTTTACTTGAACATCAGTAGCTTCATTTTGAATAAAATTAAGTAGTTGTGTTTTAGCACCTTTGCTTAATTTTGATTCTGTAACTATCGCTCCAGCAATTATTCTTAATTGTTTATCCATTATCTTTTACTCCTCCATAAACACTAACTTTTCTTCTTAAGATTTTTTATAGATACTTCTTGTTTCTTTATTTTAGTATCTAATTTAGAAATTTTATCATTAAGTTTTTTCGTACACTTATCTGGATTCTTTGTATTTTTACATAACGTCATTTTATTTTTAATAAAATTTTGTTGCGTTTTGTATTTCTTTATTAATACGCCCTTCTCACATATTTTCCAGCCTTTACTTCTGCCTTTATAGTCTTTACATTCTTTACTAGTCGAGATTTTTTCCAAAATTTTCCAACTCATGAAAATAATTGCTGCTGCAGCTAGTAGAGATTGAGTTACATATTCTCCGTGACTTAGCGTATAGTACGTATCAGCAAAATTCGTAACTTCTTTTAGTTTAAATCTAGAATTAATAATTTCTTCAGTTTGTTCATCAATTTTTGTAACTATTTTTCCATCTAACAAAAGTGCTTTAACTTGAACATCAGTTGCTTCTTCTTTAATAAAATTAAGTAGTTGTGTTTTAGCACCTTTGCTTAATTTTGATTCTGTAACTATCGCTCCAGCAACTATTCTTAATTTTTTATCCATTTTATTTTCTCCAAATTATTTAGCTTTCAAGGCTGAAATTTTTTTATCTAATTTTGTAGTACATTTTTGAGGATTTTTTGACTTTTTACAAAATGATTTAGCTTTTTGAAGATCAGCAATTTTTTGTTTTAATATCTTTTGTTTAGCTTCCATTTTACATTTCTCAACATCTGGTGCTTTAGCACATTCTCTATTAACTTTTGTTCCATATGACTTCCATGCTTTTCTAGCCATCAATAGAATTAAAGTTGCAAGAACACCACCAGCTATTAATGGGGGGGCCGCTGCTGCTGCAGCATTTGCTGCGCCCAATCCTTTTACTCCCATCCACGCACCAGCCATGTTTCCTGACTGATAAGCTAGTTTAACATAGTCTGGAAAAGCTTTTACCCATTGGCCAAATCCATAACTAGCAATCATTGTAGCATGATCTGATAAAGATTTTAAAAATATAGCTATAAGGTTCGCCGCCATTCCTTCATTTAAATTTTCAAATCTATCATTTATAACTTGTTCTTCAAGTGGACTAATTTTAGGTAATATTTTTCCATCCAGCAATAGTGCTTTAACTTGAACATCAGATGCTTCTGTTTGAATAAAATTAAGAAGCTGCAACTTAGCACCTTTGCTTAATTTTGATTCTGTAACTATCGCTCCAGCAACTATTCTTAATTGTTTATCCATTATCTTTTTACTCCTCCATTATTTTAATAAGTCATCCAACTTATTTTGATATTTTTCTAATTTATTTTTTTCTTGCTGTAACAAACTTTTCAAAAACTCATCGTTTGGTTTAAATTGGAGTCTTTGTAAAATTTCTTCTATTTTATCTCTGGTTTGTTCTACAAGTTGTTGGTAAAATTTTATATTGGAATTTTTTCTATCTTGCTGAATAGTTTTGAGAATGTCATTAGAGACTAATTCAATCTTTTTATCAACAGCTGCTGCCTTAGCATACCTAGTTTCCATTGTAAATACAACACCACCAACAGTAATACATATACCAATTATTCCGCTAACTACTGATAACCAAAACTTTACTGTTCTAGGTTCGTCTCCATTTTTCTTCGCCATTGTACTTCTCCTTACATTCCTATATTAACATTATTATTGTTCTTGTTATCCATATGTGTAAGAAATTTAGCCATTCTTCTATCACCAAACCACCATGTTACACATGATACTGTCAAGTATAAAACCATGCTACTAACTTGGTTATATGTTGAAATAGCTTGATCTGCAGATACATCCACTCCATGTTGCTTCATTATATTCCAAGCCCAATATGTTAGAACAGAAGTAATACCAGTAAGATATATAGTAAGGGCAGGTCTCATAAATCCTCTTAAGAAATCTACGAAACCAAACAAAACAGAAATTATAACTGCAGCTGGAATAGCAAAGAATCTCCCAAACTTTCCTTGAACACTGAATAACTTATCAATCCACTTTTCTGAAAACATTTGTTGATTTCCAGCAGTTTGTGAATCTTTATATGCTTGAGCATCAGCCAGTTCAACAGCTCCTTGAATTTGTGTTTTTGTTACTTCAATCTGCATTCTAGCTTCTTCTTTCATAGCTTCCGATTCAGCTTTTACCATAGCGAGGTCATGTTCATTTTTTAGCTTTTGCATTTTATAATTGGTTATAGCTGTGATAGCACTTCCAATTATACCAGTAAGACCACCTAATATTGTGTCTAATCCAAACATAATTTTCTCCTAAAACTCTTCCCAGATTTTCAAAGTAAAAGGCTGTTCGCCAGTTGCTTCCATAAATCTACGAACAGTTATTCGTGAATTTAATATTGCTAATTGTTTAGCTAATGTTCCACGTTTTTGACCTAGCAGGATACATCCATCAACATTACTTCTAAAACCTTTTGTTGTATCTCCTGCCCAATTTCCAGGATGTATTAAAATATATGATCTATCAGGAACATCTGAAACCCAATATACTTTTCCAAATTTTGGCGACACTCTGATTTTGCATTGATATATCCCCTTCGGGATACATGATACATTATGTTCATTATCTTTCCAAGGCAACTCTAATGTATAACATCGAAAACCTTGAAAAGAAAGAATGCCAAGAGTTCCTTGGTCACTTCTCATCATCCTAAATATATCTACAGTGAGTTCCATGTTTTTCTCGTTGTTTTTTCTTTTTTAGTATTAAAATTTTTATTTCTTTTTTTGGTGAACAAATTTGTTGTTTGCGCCTTAATCTCCAGATTAATCTGCAAGTCCTCAATATTTACTTTCCTCCCCTCTTTAATATTTTTATAACGCTTTTTAAAATATCTTGTGGTTGTTGAGTTTTTGAAACAGTACATGCTTGTTCATAAATTATCTTTTGGATCTTTTTATTTTTAGAACCAAGTTTTTCCATAATTTTATAAATATCTTCTTCTTTTAAATTCTTTTTAAATTCTTCTATATTTATCTCTTTTTTTGAACTTTTCTTTTGCTTTGATTCAACAACTTTCTTTATTGGTTTCTTTATTTCTGAAACTAACTTGGTTTCTACTTTAGGAGCTAAAATTTCATCACCTTTTATTTTTGCTTCAACTACTAAGGGTTTAACTAATTTCGCAGTATCTGACCATGGAGAAATATAATGACCATCAGCAATAACTTCAAGCTTAACTTCAACTTCATTGCCTTCTTTTATTCTTTGACCAATTACTTTACTCAATGGTGGAATATCAACCACTATTGAATCTTCAGAAATTTTACATGGAAAACTATAACGGATCTCATTAATCACCACTGTAAAATAACTTTCTATTTTATCATAATTAAGAACACCTTCTATTTGAACTTCAAAAGATAGTTCTTTACCTTCTGTAGTATTTAATTTTATCATTGTAATTCCTCAATTATTCATCACGCAATTTTACTTTTAAGTTATCAGGAAAAGAAGATTTTGAAATTGTTTTGGAATCAACTTTTAAAACTCTTATTATTGGAGCTGTTTCTTCTTCATAGTTCTGACGATATGGAGGTGCACCGCCTCCTCCTGCTACTGTCGTTCCACAGCATGGTCTAAACAACCCCATAGTTGCAATACCTATTGACATCTGAATCTCCTTTTATTTTTGTTCTAAAGTTTATTACATAACTACTTGAGTCCAGTAGTTAAATTTGCCACACTCAGTTCCATCTGAAGTAATAAGATATGTTTCAATAACTCCAGTATTTGTTCCCACATTTGATGCTTTGTCATAAATTCTAACTCGAGCAGAAATCATATTTCCATTATCATCGTAACTAGTTTCGTCAATATAAATATTTCTATGAACAAGACCAAGTGTTTTTATAACATTACTATAGATATCACTAATATCACCTTGATATACTTGAATGTCATCAGCTTTACCCCAAGGAAAATAAAGAGGATGAATCAATACAACATACCAAGTTCCAGTTTGATTTGGAGTAAAACGATATTTATAATTTCCATTTCCAAGGTTAATTACTGAACCATTTACGGATAATGATACTTCAGTTCCATCGGGATTGTATACGTAAGATGTAAAAGAAGTTCCATCAAGAGAAGAAATTAGATTTCCGTTAGTATCTGTAACAGTAAAATGTTCTTCTGTTTGTTTATCAATTGTTCCTAATATCATTTTACTTTTTCCTATTTATTTTTAGTTTTGTAATATAATCTGGTTTATGTATAACTGCTTTTACTGGAGTAACCAGCGTTTGTTTTCCTTCACTATCTACTTGAGGAACAAATCTCCAATCAACAGGATTTCCTTTAAATGTTCTTGGTAGTCCAACTGTTATTGGTTCATCATACCAGGCATCTTCATTAGATTCATCTACTTCAAACAACTCGTCAAATACTTCCATAAAATCTCTTTCAGGTAGTGAATAATCTTCTTCTATATTATTTTCTAAATCTTTTAGTGTCATATAACCACCGCCAATTTTTGGAATACAAGCAGTAGTTATTTCTTTTACTTCATCAAGAGTTGGATTAACTACAATTATTTCATGTTTAGAAGGATCATAATCCATAAATGGATGTTCTATTCCCCTATTACCAAAACAAACATGGTCAGGTGCTTGTGTTCTACCAATTACTTTACCAGTAGATTTATCAATCAAAAGAAACATCCAATGAAGTTCACCTGAAGCTGTAACATATCTAGTTTGGGCATACACATGATATATTGATGAACTTGTAGATATTTGTATGCTAGTAGTATATGAAGTTCCAGCACTACTTGCAGATTGAGCTCCTCTAGCATTAGTAACATCGTACCCCCAATATGCTCCTCCTGGAGTACCAGTCAGTTTTAATTGTGGATAAAAACAGTATGATCCACCTGATATTGCAAAAACTTGACCGGTTTGTAATCCTGTATTTACAGAACCAATTGACGTTTTTAATTGTGACTGACCTACAGAACTAGCTCCTGTTGGACTTGTTCCTGATGTTCCTGATGTTCCTGAAGTACCAGATGCTCCGCTAGCTCCACTAGCTCCAGAAGTCCCACTTGAACCTGATGTTCCTGACGTCCCAGATGACCCACTAGTCCCACTTGCACCTGAACTGCCTGACGTACCACTTGTTCCAGATTCTCCAGATGTTCCGCTGGTTCCTGAAGATCCGCTAGATCCTGAACTTCCTGATGTACCACTAGAGCCAGATGAACCAGAACTACCAGACGTACCACTAGAGCCAGATGAACCAGAACTACCAGACGTACCACTAGTTCCTGATGAACCGCTAGTTCCATCTATTCCCGATGTTCCTGATGAACCGCTAGTTCCATCTATTCCTGATGTACCAGAACTACCAGAAGATCCAGAAGTTCCAGATGACCCTGAGATACCAGAACTCCCAGAAGTTCCTGACGATCCACTAGATCCGCTTGTACCGCTTGTACCATCAATTCCAGAAGTTCCACTGCTACCGCTTGTGCCAGATGATCCAGAACTTCCCGACGTTCCTGATGAACCGCTTGAGCCAGATGATCCCGAAGTACCTGATGTTCCTGACGAACCGCTTGTGCCAGATGTTCCGCTTGTGCCCGATGAACCGCTTGAGCCGCTCGTACCTGAGATTCCTGAAGATCCAGAAGTACCAGAACTGCCAGATGTGCCACTACTTCCAGATGATCCCGAACTACCTGATGTTCCTGATGTTCCAGATGAACCACTTGTACCTCCTGTGCCTGATGTTCCAGAGCTACTACTACTGCCTGATGTACCACTAGTTCCTGATGAACCAGAAGACACTGACAATGGAGTATGGATATGTGAATAGTGTGCTTGTCCTTCGTAATATAAACTTACAGTTACATTTGTTGTTGAATCAGTAAAAGCATAGTAATGAACTGAAATCCTACTAGTAGAATCAACTACATAGTCTGATCGTGGAGCTTCAGCATCATAAAGACTTGGAGAAGATCCATTAATTTCATCTGTTGTTACATTAAATAATTCTGTTTCAATACCATTATTATATTCATAAACTCTAGCTATAATCTTTGTAATACCAGAATCTGAATCAACAGAAGCATAAGTTGAAAATTCCCAAAAACCAGCTGGTATAATACCTAATCCTGGATATCCAACTGTTGTAATATATTTATCTAGTAGAACTTCTCCTGTTGTATTATTAACAACTGCTGTATCTGTATCTTCTGCATCATCCACTGGAACAATTAATAATGATTCAAATCCAGTTGCATCTTGTGCTATTTCTTCATGAAGATATAGAATTTGTCCAGATGTTATTCCAGATGTTCCACTAGTACCTCCTGAGCCAGAGCTTCCGCTTGACCCAGAAGATCCGCTAGTACCATCAATACCTGATGTACCAGAAGTTCCTGATGACCCACTAGTGCCACTTGATCCAGAAGACCCACTAGTTCCTGAACTACCAGAAGTTCCTGATGACCCACTAGTGCCACTTGATCCAGAAGACCCACTAGTTCCTGAACTACCAGAAGTTCCAGAAGACCCACTAGTTCCTGATGTACCTGAACTTCCACTAGTGCCACTC